AAGTGGCAAAAGGTCCTCTCAAGTCTGCGGATGACCGCCTGCTCGATGTTGCGCTTCGGAGAGATCCGACGCGTAGAGAGTTAAGGTCCCAGCTTAAGGCTGGCGACTTAGGTAGCTTCCGTTCTATGTAAGTTTTAACTCCTATTAAGGACATAAACATGGCTGCAATTGCAGATCTCGTCGCCTATGATGGCGAAACGACTCCCGTCGCCCATACCTTCTACGCGGATCACGTGGAATACACCGGAAACGATCTCATCGCTCTTTGGAGCGAGAAGACCGTCGGTGTTCCCGAATACGCGCAAGGAACTGTTCGCCTCTCCAAAAAGAAGGTGGCCAGCGGTATGGTACGCGTGGGTCTCCGGGTCGACCTTCCTGTGATGGAAAGTGTGTCCGGGCAGAACCTCTCTGGCTACACGGCGGCCCCCAAGGTCGCTTACGTGGACTCTTCGGAACAGGTGCAGTGGGTCCATGCGCGTTCTCTGGCTCAAGGCCGGAACAACACGCGATGGATCCTGCGCAATGTGACGTGCAATGCTACCGCATCGAACACACCCATAACGAGTGGGTTCGTTTACGACGCTATTGTTCGTCTCGTGTTCCCTTCCTAACCGGGAATCCGGTGAAGAGCTAGTTGACAACCGTCAACTATGGTCGCCCGCAAGGGCAATCCTGTAATTTTTGGTTATAACCAGGAGTATACAATGCATAAAGCATGTTGGATAGCTGAGAGTTCTCCCAATGAATCACTCGACATCATCAGGGAACTCGCTCTCGCTCACGCCTTCCTTGGAGGGCGTCAAGGGTTCATTATCGCATACTTCATTGAATGTGGTGATTACCTTTCGATCTGTGAGTTTGAACTGGACTATGACACTCTTACGACCGCCGAAGCAGCTAATTGCCGCCAGGCCCTCGCATTCTTTCAAAAATGCGATTACATCGTCTTGCCGGGGGTGGACCCTCGGGAGGTGGCTAAGTCCAAGTTCATGGAGGCTGAAGCAGCCTGCCAGTCAACGAATGAACTTTTCAGGAAACGACGCGCGGGGCTCTTTAATTTTGAGCCCTGGGTTGACTCTGCACTTCGCAGAGCCCAATCTAAAATCGCCCGCGTCCTTGGAAGGCTCCCGCACGTTCGAGACCTAAAGCTGCGCTTCGGCCCCGGGGCAACGACCCTTACCAAGAAGAAAAATGCCAGCGTAGTTGAAAAGCTACAAGCTGGTGTTTCCTGTAGCGAGTCTCTCGTCCCATACGCTTCCGCGCTGTTGGCCGAGATGCCTCAACTTTCACGTTTGCACAACACTCTCCCTCCGGACCCGTACGAAAACCTTCTCTTAGAGAGGGACGCATTGGTTGAGGACTTAGCACTCCAGTTGTCGGGCGGATCGGAAGATCCGGCTCCACAGTGGGTTGTAAAAGCCTTGGAGGAGAGTATCGCATCTCTTGATCGAGAGATTGAGATGCGTTCGTTGGTAGACGTAGTTGAGCGCTGCCCCGTGTTGATCACGCATGGGGTGGTTGAATTCGTCCCGAAGAACGCTAAGACGCATCGCTCAATCGTTAAAGAGCCGTCGCTGAACACTATGATTCAGCTGGCCCTAGGCGATTATATGGCAAAGCGTTTGTCGACGTTTGGTATCGATATTCGGAACCAAGAGATTAACAAATCTCTTGCGAAAGAAGGATCGTTAACTGGGGAGCTTGGCACCCTGGACCTGTCTTCTGCCTCTGACACTATTTCGACAGAGATAGTTTTTGAACTTCTGCCTTGGGAGTGGGCTTTCATGCTCAACTCCTGTCGGTCAGAGAAGGTTTTACTTGACGGCGACGTCATTGACCTTCAAAAGTTCTCCAGCATGGGAAACGGTTATACGTTTCCTCTTGAGACCCTTATCTTTTGGGCTCTGGCATCTTCGGCTGCTGAAGATGGTTTCGCCTCCGTTTACGGAGACGACATCATCGTAGGCACACACTCAGTCGACCGCGTGATGCGGCTCCTGGAAGTGTGCGGTTTTACTATAAACCGTAAGAAGAGCTACTGGACAGGCTCCTTTAGGGAGTCGTGTGGGGG